GGTATTTTGTAGTGACCCAGGTACCCCACTCTCGCGAGTGGGGGCTTAGGCCAGCACGCTAGAACCAAAAACTGGTTCTAGCTTCCGTCAGCATGTAACCGACAAAACCACGTTCGGTTACCGTGAAGACGCTGCCAGCGCTCATCCCCCGAGAACCGGGGAATTCAGCTGGAGGGGGCAATCGCGAGAAGCGATTGTCACATTGGCGATTCAAGCACATCAGCTTCCGAAATAAGAAGTCTAGATGGCTTGAACCCTTCTTCGAAGGCAACGATACTTTAACGACACGGAAGAATGAATATAATCCATTCTTCCATGTCATCGGAGCCTCCGATCGAGGGACGTGCAAGTAAGTGTCAACTTCCTCATCACTAGCCGGCCCGACGATACGCCGAGCCCAGCTAGGCAGGTACTGGAACAAAAGTTCCCTTACCCCTTGATAAGGATCCGACCAACTATCCATAAGCACCGAAGGTACCACGGATAGAGGCGGAGATGAAGAGCCATAACAGCCATCCCACAAAGGAAGGCGAGTATGACTCGGTTGACACCGATTAATAATCGAAAATACTTGCAAAACATCGCCAACCTCTTCCCTGAGAAAGAGCGGCCGGACAGGGATCCCTAGAAGATAGTCTGAACCACATGACTCTCGAAAGGGTCCGGAAGCGAAGCTCTTTTCCACATTAACGGAAAAACCGCAATAATGGAGAAGGCTTATCAGCCGGTCTACGAAAGCCACAGGGACCACTAGATCATCACCATACACGGCAATGTCATCGTGGAGACTAAAGTCGCCTCTCTTCCATTCTAAAAGCTCGTAGCATTTGAGTGCTGCATAGCAAGCAGAAAGGAAGATTAGGCTCTCAATTGCGAAGGTATAGCCATTACCCATCGAACTTAGTTTTTCATAAACTAAAGTTTGATCAGTTGACCTAATCCGTCCTGTTGGACTTCTTAAGTTCATCATGGCATCAACCCAAACCGGGGGAAACAATTCTTCAACAACAGTTAAAGAGATTGTGTCCGATGCAGCACTTAGATCAAGTGTCGCATACTTCCCAGTAAGAGAGCCAAGTCGCGCAAGCTCCTGATTCTTCCTCTGGTCGTCCAAATCGCATCCAAACCGTTTTAAACGGGTCCGGATAATTTGGTCCATACCAAGTTGAAGAAAAAGATTCATGCGAGGCTCGATAGCGATCGATCGATCAATCTTTCGATCTTTGGGAACCCACGTGATCACGTTTCCAGGTACAACTTCTAGCACTTGTGACCAGAAGTCATCCAGGTTAATACCGCTTTCGAATGGTATTCCATTCTTATTTCGGTACCAATCCTGGAGGGCTCCGACCCATCGAGGGTCAGAGTCAATAGCCTGGATAGCCAACGCCCGGCATTGTGTCGTTACGCTATAAGGTAACGTACTCCATTTAAAAAATGGAGTCACCTCACCTTTAGTAGTACAGACAGTACTGCCAGGCCCATGACGCCCGTTTCTCGAGAGTTCATCCTCGAGCATTACAGGATCATAGTCGGGTAACACGCTCTGAATAAAAGATCGCATATGATCGACGGCCCCGAGTAAATCGGGATGCTGATCAGAAATACGATCTAAAGTCCCTTTCCTTTGGCGGTTATATCGGCCACAAGTGGCCTCAGCCGCAAGAAACTTCTCTAAAGCCTTTTCAGACCTTAGAGAGGTATCACCAGGGAAAGGGTACTTCTTCAGAACACTCGCCAGCTGATACTTCGCGAAGAAATTCTGCGTGAAGCATTCGTCGTGGAGCATGCTTGGGGCGAACCCCTGCGGCCTCCACTGACCTTCCAAGTCAGAGAGTAACTCAAGTGATCGTGTTCTCACACAATCACCAACGAGCTCTAACTCGGACTTAGAAAGCCATGGCGAGAGACCCTTCGCAAGTGTCCCCAGAATCTTCCAAGGAAGATCCTTAGGTGTCCGAACTGTCATAGTTCGGGACGGGACCCTCTTGTGGGCATACGAATGCCCATGAGAGTCAGGAAGACAGAAGCCCATTCGTTCCTCCTTAGGGACGGTGACGTCACCTAGATCTGAAGCGATTTGAAAACCGCCGCAGGCAAGCTAACGTGGTTAAGCACAGCCGCGACATGCTTGATGTGGGCAGTAATGTCCGCATCAGCCGTGCCAACGGGAATGCTATACTGAACAGTGGCGATAATCGGAGCAACAATGGTGTTGCCCAACTTATCCTGCACTTCAGTATCCCACGTAATCTTGACAGTACCTCGGGCATTCCCGGGATACGCGCCAGACGCTTTAGGAACGCTTCGAAGGAAGCTAATTTCCTTGCGCTTGGCCCAGGTGGCACCATCAAAGAGATAGGTGCTTTTGTCTTTTTCCTCGGAGTATCGATCAACATCGACATCTCCGCCAACGACCGGAAGGGTAATCGTTGCATCTAGCATGTTACGTGCTCCTTACGGCCCTACATCCCTACTTAAGGCGTAGAAATATAGCAGCCAGGTCTAGAAGTTTTGCCGCGTTAAGCTTTAAAGCGAAACTAGGCAGGGCAGGTAAAGATGGATTGACCTTGCGGTCAACCACCTTTACGTCACGGCGACTTTCACGAGTTAGGAAAGTCAAATTTGACTTTACCCAAATCGTGTTCGTAGGTATAGCGCCAATAACTCTCGTTATGGCGCTAGCCTTGCGGGTCGCTGTGTACCAAGAGGCCAACATATTGCAGCCGGGTTTAGGTTCCCAGCTAGCAATAAACGGTCCGATTCCTACGAACCAATCGGCAATGAAACTGAATGGGATCAAATCCCACGCAGAACTCAAAGGTCGATCGACTCCTAGGAGGGCGAGCTGCTTCGTGAATGCATTGGAAAAATCCACTGCATACAAGACGCCTGCTCGAACAGTCTGAGACTGTTCAGTCCATCTCTCATAGCTAACAGTAAACGTGAAAGAACCCGAACTCGGTATGACATACGCTGTCATAGAGCCCGTGGTCTTACTCGATGCTGTTAGCGTAGATGGATTTGACCGAGCAGTGTACCGGGGTGCCACTTTACCCCAACGCTTCAAGTAGTTGTAAACTCCTCGAAGGTCGTAGTAGAGTGGACGCATACCGTAACGGTATTCCAGCCACTGATCTCGAACCGCCGAAATGGAAATTGCATCGCGGATTGCTCGCGCGTTGAATTTCCGGACTCCCTTGTAGATCTTAAGGAACTTACGACCGGTGTTATGAATGAGACGCAATGTCTCACCCATTTCAGCGGCCATAACCGTGAGATCCACATCAGCAAGTTTTACATTGGCATGAGCCTCTGTAATAGCTTGGTCTACAAGAGACGAGTCCAACGTCGGCACGCTGGGAGTAGTAAGGAGAGGTAAACCATGGAGGTAACCGTTACCCATAGCGGTATAACGAGTTACACCCTGGTACCTATCCAGATCAAAGTAGATACGCGCAAGGGAAGTAACATCCTTATTCTGAGTCATCTCATTATTAAGAATGCCACCTTCTTGAGAAATGCGTTTAAACTTTGGCGTGACAGTGTCAGCCATCGTCTCAACGACAGTTTCTACCGCACCTGTGTACGCCGGATAGGTCGTAAGGAGTTCCCCCGAAGGGTACCTCCAAGACTGCAACGGCGGAAACACACAGGGGACCGTGTAACTACGACTCCTAAAACGTGTCGGCATACTCTGTACCTCTCGCGAGGCACAAAGTATCCTACCTCTCTCTAGGTTAGGCCTCGTCCCCTAGAGAAAGACTCGTGCCGTATAAACATACGACACCAGCGGGGATTACACTGCACTATGCAGTGG